TGCAGAACAATATCTTGTTTCTGATCTAGATGGCTATCCGTTTAAATTACATGGATATGTGGATTACTATACTGTTGACTCTGAGTCAAAGACAGTAACAATATGTGATCTTAAAACATCCGGTAAAACTGTTGATGTATTTGCAGAAAGCGTAGACTTTTATAATTATTGGTTGCAAGCTGCTATTTATTCTAAAATGGTTTATGATTCTCTTGGAGATGATAGAGATGATTACACTATAGAATTTAAATTTATTGTGATTGATAAGTATAATCAAGTATATGTTTTTGATGTATCTCAAGAATCTATGGGCAATTGGGCTCAAGGTCTTGGCGGTGTATTAAAAACTGCAGGATATCACTACAATGAGAGAAACTATTCATTACCTTATGAATTATTAGTGAAAAAGGTTAAATTATAGTATGGGCGTATATTTAGAATATTTTCAAAAAAGCAAAGTATTTCTTTATCCTTTACTAAAAATAAAGAAAGGCATTACCCGTGTACCAATACAAACGTATGTTGCATGGGATAATGTCTATTCTACTAATGATCTTAAGTTTTTGTGTGAATACAAAACTAAACAAACACCTAAGTTTAATAGTTTTGCTAAATCACATTTATTAAATCATTCTCTACTTGAAGAAGTAATAGAATTAAATGAAAATACCCAACTCTTTATTTTTGATTTTAGTAAATTTAAATCTGACTACAATAAATTCCTTAAAGGAAAATATTCACAGTATAGTTTAGATAGTAAAATCAGTATAATTGATTTCTTTGGAACACAAGATAAAATTGGATCATATGTTGAAGGTTTTCTTACACCAGAAGGTGTGCATGATGAATATGCTGAAAGCCTTGGTGTAGATATTAAATCTATAGAAGATATATATGAAGTATGTACACCTCCTGATCTTGAAAAAGAAACTTTAATTGATAATAATCATGTTATTAACCAATTATTAAAAAATAGTTCCATATATTTGACAAATAAATAAAATAATTATGGCAAACCAAATAGGACAAAATATGATGTTAGTAAATTCTAGTTTTAGAAATGCTAAATCATTTACTTTAATCCCAGTGAGTCAAGACTCACCATATGTAGAAGCTATGTTTGACCCAACGTCAGGCATTTTAGCTGTCATCAGTAAAGTGATGAAACAATCTTACCACATGGTACCTAAATTGGATGACAACGGTCAACCAATAAGATTAAAAACACCTAATCAACAGACAGGAAAAACTGTAAAAGAAGAAAGAAGATTAGTAGATACATTTTCTGAGTTTTATCTAAGTGATAGATCTGATATAGAAACATTTATTCATATGTTTGCAGTAAATGCAGATAATTTTAATATTGAAGAATTTTTTGTTGATTTACAAAAAACAGAACCATCTAAAATTATTCTTCCGGGTCAATAGAATTCCCATACTATCCAACTCTATAATCCGGTACAGAAAAACCTCATTGAATTGGGGTTTTTTTGGCTCTAATAAATTTTAAATGGCTAAATTAACACAACAAGAAATAATGGATGTGAACATCCTATTTGCTATGACTAAGTGTATGGGAGAACTAGCACATAATCTACAGTATATACATACCCAACAAGTTAAACAGAGAATTAAACATGTAATTAAAACTGTTAAATTGTATGAAAGGGAAATTGATAAACAACTAGAACGTGAAGGTTCTTCAGAAGCTATTGAAAGTATTTATGATGGTATTATGGAGTTAATTTATGAAGCTAGAGAAGTTGCACTTAAAAACTATAATGATGGAAACACTAATTCAAATGAGAGAAAGGCTGATGATATTAGCTCTCAAAAAACATAAAACTGTAAAAAGTGCAGCTAAAGCTTTAGGTATTAGTGATAGAACTTTACATGCATTTAAAGATAAACTTAAAGATAGAAAAGAATGAAGCATTGGGTAATGGACTATGAGACTTTATCTAATTGTTTCACCGGGGTATTTGAACATTATAAGACTACAGAAACAAAAGTCTTTGTTATTCATGACCTGCGTAATGATTTAGATGAGTTCATTAGTTTCCTAGAAGAAAACTTTAATAATAAAGAGTGGCATATATCCTATAATGGATTGGCCTTTGATGCTCAAGTCACTCACTATATAATAGATAACCATATAGATTGGTCAGATCTTAGTGGTTGTGAGATTGCTAGTATTATTTATAGATATGCCCAACGTTGTATTCAGAAATCTAACAATAAAGAATTCAGTGATTATCCACAATGGAAGATGATAATTGGTCAAATAGACATATTTAAACTTCATCATTGGGATAATCCAGCCAAGCGTTCAAGTCTTAAATGGATTCAATATAGCATGGATTGGGAAAACATCCTTGACATGCCTATTCATCATGAGACAGAGATAACTAAACAAGAAGAAATAGATACTATACTTGAATATTGTATTAATGATGTAAGATCTACTAAAGAAATTTATAATAGATCTAAGTCACAGGTTGGTTTAAGAAAAGAACTGACCCAGACTTATAACATTAATCTGTTTAGTGCTTCTGAGCCCCGTATCAGTAAAGAACTTTTTGGATTTTATTTATCAGAAAAACTTAATATACAAAAGAGGGACCTAAAACAAATGAGAACTCATAGAACTGTAATTAAAGTTGATGATATTATATTACCATACATCTCGTTTACATCTCCTGAGTTTAAAACATTACATGATAGGTTTAAATCTCTTGAGATAGATGCAACAAGATTAAAAGGTAGTTTTAAATATCATATTAATTACAAAGATGTGAAGACTCACTTTGGTTTAGGAGGTGCACACGGTGCTGCTGCTAAAGGAGTTTATGAAAGCTCAGATGATATGATCATTATGTCTTCGGATGTAACTAGTTTTTATCCTAATCTAGCTATTAAAAACAAGTGGTCTCCTGCGCATTTTCCAGTTGACCAGTTTTGTGATCAGTATGAGTGGTTCTTTGAGGAGCGTAAGAAGATACCTAAGAGCAATCCAATGAATTATGTATACAAGATTATACTTAATTCTACTTTTGGTCTTAGTAATGATGTAAACAGCTTCTTTTATGACCCTGAGTTGTGTATGAGAATTACAATTAACGGTCAACTAACGTTGATGATGTTGTATGAACAAATAATGGAGCGTATACCGGGTGCTGTTGCTTTATTACAAAACACAGATGGTGTAGAAACTATTATACCTAGGGAGCACTATGATTTATATATGCAAATATGTGAAGAATGGGAAAATACTACAAGTTTAAACTTAGAACATGATGAATATCAAAAGCTTGTTTTATCTGATGTAAACAATTACATTGGTGTAAACAACTTTGTAAACGTTGACATTACTAAGTGGAGAGAAGTTAAACAAAGTCAGCCTCATTACTTATTTAAGGTTGAGAATGACAAGTTTAGCTTTGCGCCCGTTAAGCTTAAAGGTAGGTTTGACTTTCATAACCTGCAGTTGCATAAGAATAAGTCTAAGCTAGTGATCCCAAAGGCCATATATCAATACTTTGTTAATGATGTGCTGCCAGAAGATTACTTAGAAGAGAATAAAAATATTCTTGACTACTGTATAGGAGGTAAATCCAAAGGTGATTGGCAACAAGTAGCCCGCAGTATATTAAACGGTGCTTATAATGAAGAGTCATTGCAGAAAATCAATAGGTATTTTATATCTAAAGAAGGTGTAAAGATTATTAAAGTCAACAAGAATGATGGACGTGAGATACAGTTAGAATCAGGTAGATGGTTGCAAACAGTCTTTAACAAGATGGAAGTTAAACCTAAATGGTCTGATTATAATATAGATAAGTTATATTATCTTCAAGCTATTGAATCTGAGATAAATAGTATACTCTCTGTAAAAACAAATCAATTAAAATTATTTTAAACATATGGATTATTTTGAATTAGAATGTGCAGTTGAAAGCTGGGCAGAAGAAAAAGGTATTTTAGAAAAAGCAACGCCAATGGCCCAAGCTTTAAAGACATTAGAAGAAACAACTGAGCTCTGCACGGCTATCAATGCTGATGACCGTGAAGAGATCATTGATGCTATGGGTGATATTATGGTCACCCTGATTATTCAGGCTAAGATGCAAAATGTATCTTTAGAGTATTGTCTTAAGTCAGCTTATAATGTAATTTCTAAACGTACCGGTAAAATGGTTAACGGTCAGTTTGTAAAAGATATAGATATTATATCTGGTACTGAGTCAGCTTACATAAAGAATGATTAAGGTACAAAGAACTAAGACCCTTGTAACTAAACCAAATAACAATAGTGCTAACTGCATAGCTCCCAATATTATCTACGGGTGTTTTGGCGGCTGTGTAGATACCTATTGTTATATGTCTAGGTATAATGGCAAAAGAGTCTTTGTTAATAAAAACGTTGACCAGATCTTCCAGTCTGTAGTTAATTGGGAAAAATCTTACTATAAAGAACCTGATCAACAAGACCCTATATATACTATGGTAGATGTAGCATGCAATTCAGATTTAGTTCTAATGCAAAAACATATGCCTGAACCTTTAATTGATTACCTTAAACGTTATGATGATCATCCTCAGCTTAATAGCACTATGGCCACTAAGTATCCGGGGTTGTTGAAGCTTGACGTAAAAAAGTTCAACAAACCTCCAAGAGTACGTGTAAGCCTTATGCCTCAGAAGTATTCTAATATATTAGAACCTAAGATGCAAAAGATAGAAAGTCGTATAGCTGATGTTAACCGTCTAAAAGATTTAGGCTGGCAAGTTCATCTTAATTATAGCCCTTTAGTCTTTTATCCCGGTTGGAAAGAAGAGTATGATAAACTTTTTGCACAGGTAAAAGAACAGGCAGGCATAAATAAATGTGAAGTTATTGCACTTACTAATCATACTAATCAAATGGCCAAGGCATCACCAGAAGCCCAGGACATGATGAAGTATAGTTCAGAAGTAAAAAATCAAAGCGGTGTCATGAGATATCCTCTGATGCATAAAGGCCGGTTATTAAGAGAGTTTAAAGAGATATACAGTAAATATTTTCCTTTAAATACAATAAGATATATATTTTAATTTGCTGTGTCAGATTAATTTATTATATTTACACTTTAAAAGTTTAATATTATGGGACATAAAAAACCAACAGAGACCACAAGGTCTTATTTAGAGAATGCACCCTTACCCAATCATGGTAAGACATACACAGTTGTTACACACAAAGAGGTGATAGACAATACGTTAACTTTACTCAAGAAGAGTGGGTTCACAGTTCAAAGGGAAATATACAGAGCAAATACTAATGCTACAATTGCACAAGGTATTTATCATATTTACCCTAGTAGAAGCGTTGATGAAGATATCATTAATGAAACTGAATTAGGGATGATGTTTGCCTGGACTAATTCATATAATAAACTTGTTAGATTCCAATGTGCTATTGGGGCCTATGTTAAGGTTTGTTATAACGGTATGGTTGCTGGAGATATGATGAATTTCAAAAGAAAACATACTGGGACGGCAAATTTGGATTGCTCTATAAATATAGCTGATCAAGTTAAAAATGCTGAGAAGTATTATAAACGTATCATCAAAGATAGAGACGCTATGAAGAATGTTATTCTTACTGAAAGACAACAAGCTGAATTAGTAGGTAGAATGTTTGTACAGGAAGAACTTATAGATTCTCAACAAACATCTATTATTAAGGCTGAGCTAGCTAAACCATCATTTCACTATGGTACTGATGCTGAATCCTGCTGGACTTTTTATAATCATGTTACACATGCATTAAAGAAAGCACATCCACGCTACTGGCTGCAAGACAGTCAAAATTTTCATGACTTTATTGTTGCAGAATGTTTAAATACATCTAAGCCAACCATAAAAAAAGAAGCTTTATTATCTGATAAAGTTATTGTAATGTCAGAATCAGTAGAAGAAGTGGTAGAAGTTGATGAAGATGTTACTGACACACAACTAATTGAAAATGTATTTCTAGATCAGTGAAGCTAATTGTTGCACTCATATTAGCTATACTCTTTTTATACATTAGTAGTCAAAACAAAATGAATAAATAGGAGATAACCAACCGGGGCCTGAGTTTTTGCATTCTTGGGCTCTGGCTCCTTATTTACTCCCTTTACAAAAGAATAACACATGAAGAAATTTCTAGAATTTGCTTTGATATGGTACAGTCAACAGATGGCTATACCATTCTGGGTGATCGGACACGTACATTTAAGCGTAAATACATATAAAGACTTGCATGAAATCATAGCTAGCCTAGGATTAAACGTACTCGTAGCTGTTGGTTTTATAATAGACTATCGTAAAAATAAAGACAAATGACAAATAAAGAAAGAAAAGAAAAAGAAAGATATGCCAAGGCCGGAGTAAACTTTATACCTTGTAGTGAAGATAGTCAGATTTATAGCTGGCAAAGAACAAATAGAAAAGCAACATCAGGTGCTGCAAATGGACCATGTGGTGCATATGAGGTTAGAAAGATTGAAGATGTAATGGCTGAAAGAAGAAAAAAGAAAAAGAAATGATTAAAAAAGAATGGATGTTTATGGATAAAGCTGAAAAAAGAAAAGGAACTCCAGTATTCACTGGCGTATTAAAATATTTCCCGGATGCTATTATGGAAATAGCACGTGTATCTTTACAGGGAAACAAACAACATCATCCTGATAAACCTCTTCATTGGGATCGTAATAAGTCTAATGATGATTATGATGCATTAGCTAGACATCTAATTGATGCAGGCACAATTGATGATGATGGAATTAGGCACACCGCAAAGGTTGCTTGGCGTGCTCTTGCATGTTTACAAAAAGAACTAGAAGAAACTAGAGAATAAAAAAAGCCCGGAATTAACCGGGCTTTATTCTAAAATATTACTAATTATACTTTTTCATTTGAATAGAATCTAATTTCAATATTACCTTGAAGGAGACCTTTTGTACTTGCTTTATTATCTTGTTCTAGAAAATCAATCTCAACTATCTGTGGTCCTATTGCAACAGGTGCTTGTCTAAAATATAGTTCTGCAGGATCAACTCCTTCTGTTATTGGGGATCTACCGCCTACTAAACACCATACTTTTTTAGTACGTGTAGCTTCACAAGCAGTTGCAGGATCACCTGGTGTATGAATAGTAAAATTATACTGACCAGTTTTTGGTAGAGTACAAGTAACTTGACAACCTGTTGTATTTTCTAACTCAGTCACTGTTATAGGAGAACCTTTTGGATGAGTCCATGTTGCAACATATGTTGTATAAGGTAAAGAGCCACCGCCTGATCCATTGCTAGCTGCAGTAATCTGACCTTGGGCATTTACTGTAATATCAGCATTTGTGTAATTTCCTGCAGTTACAGCAGTGTTGTCTAAGTCAACTGTTAATGTATCTGTTGCAGATACTGTAGTTGTTAAACCAACACCACCGGCAATTTTTGCCGTATTACCTGTTGTAATATCCTCAGAAGTTCCTAAATCACCACCAAGCTTCCAACCATTGTACTCTGCAGGTATTGTTGGGAATGTCTGCAGTCTAAAAGTACCATCTATATATTGTGATGTAGTACCTTGAACGTTCCAATTAAGTTGTGTATCTGGACCACTTAAGTTAACTTCTGTTAAAGTCATTGCTACACCTGCACCGCTTGGCCATGATGTACTTAATGACTCAATACCTGAACTTGATTGAGCAAAATTAATTACAGTAGGGCTAACATTGTTATCCATAGTAACACCTGGTCCTGTAAACTCAAACAATCCAGACTCAGTGGTATTACCTACTTTAATGCTATTTACAACATTAGTTGATATTGCACTTATTGTTAGTGTTTTTTCACCACTTGGATCTGTATTAACTGAACCTGATAAACCTGAACCTATTGTTATTTTATCACTCCAATATCCTGCTACAGTATCTGCTGCATCAATTTTAAACTTAACATCTTCTGATGCCGGTGGGATAGTAGGGAATGTTTCTAATTCACCTTCTCCATTTATATACTGTCCAGCTACTCCTTTAAAGTCTATAGTTAATTTAGGCGTTGTTGTCGGATCAGTTACAGTAAAATCAATTGAATTTGCTACAACTGGAGTTACTTCAGTTGAGATACTAGTTACTGTTCCTACATTACCTCCTGGGATTGTTGCCCAATTACCATCTTGTCTTAAGAATTGACCTGCAGTTCCTCCCGAAAGATTTAATTCTATTGTACCGTTTGATGTGATTGGAGAGCTTCCAACTTGGAAAGCTGCAATATCTGTACTTAAACCAACACTGGTTACAGTACCTCCACCACCTGATGCAATACCATAAACAGTACCATCTATTTCTATAGAAGTTAAATCTACTGTAGGATTGCCTGGGTTACCAACTACTACAGAACCTGATCCTTCAACCCATGGTACATTAACAACAAGTTGTTTTGCATCATTAAATTGAATTCCGTATGTTCTTTGATCTACATCTGATACAAGAGCTGCTGGTTGTGCTTGTATAACATCACTCCACAATTTACCTGTTCCAGTAATTGTAGATGTCATTACTGGACTACTAGTTGCAGATGCTTTTATTGTAACTGTATCATTACCAGCATCAATCAAATCAATTCCAGTACCTGCTTCTAGCAATACTTTACCTGCAATTGCACTATTTGAATCTAATAAACTTATAGCATAATTTGTTGTACCTGATACTTCTCCTTTTAGACTATAAGTGGTTTCTGCGGGCAAGGTAACCTTACTTGTAATTACTTGTGTTACGTGACCCCAATTATCTACTTTAACAACTCTAACAGCATCAAAACTGTCTCCAAAATCTGGATCAACATTTTCATTAACAAAGTCTACTACTTGTTCATCATGATTAAATGTTACAGTATCTGTACCATTACCAATAGTTGTTATTTTATCACCACCAACAAAGAACACCTTAGCGTCACAACCAACAGTAAATCCACCTTCTCCTCCTACAATCCATTTACATTCGCTTGCATTGTCTTTCCAAACTACAGTACCATCTGGTTGAGCAATAAGGACTTGACCAGGTGTTCCTTCTGATTGATTAAAGTCTAAAACTTTTGATGCTAACCATATCTTATTTGATGGATCAGAAAAACCTAAACTAACATTACCTGCTAATTCTGAGTCTTTTTTAACAAGAAGATTACCACTAACAGCAATTGTTGTATTAGCAGCATCTTGAGTCATAATGCTATCCTTTAATGCTTTTAAACTACATACTCCATCTGTCTCAGTATAAACAGGCACATAACCTATATTTCCTGATCCATCTACAGTTCTAGTTAACCCCTTAGTTATTTCACATACTAAATCTTGACCTTTTATTACAAAAGGCTCCATTTTTGGAGAGTAAGATGTCCCAGTATTTAATGTACTGTTTTGCTTTCTTCCAAATTCAAACCAGTCTGTTTTTAGATTAAGAGTTTTTTTGTCTTTGTTTCTTTGCAGTAGGTTTAAAACCTCTTGTATAAATACGCTCATTTTTTTTTTTATTTATAGATACAGAGCAGACAGTTTAATATCTGCCTGTACCGTACATGTTATTGTTATATTTCCGTCAGCATCATTAAATGCATCAATTTCAAAAGGGCCTAAAAAACCCTCTTCACCAGCTGCTAAAGTTATAACAGCGTTTTCTTTAACTAATTTACCTAATGAAGGGTCTATTACTGTTGTTACCACTGGTACTACAGTAGCAGTTACTGATACACTGCTATCATTTTCTAAATGAAAAAACTGTGTTCCTGTATTAGCTAATTTATCACCTGCTAATGCTGGTGTTACTGTTGCAGGCTTTAAGCCCTGCTGTGTTATTCTTTGTGCAGTTAATGTTGCCATGCTTTATTATTTACAATACCCTCTTTTAAAAGCTTCAGACTGAACAGGTTCTTTTGCTCTAGTTGACTTTTGTGGAGGATTTAAATTAGTCTTTTTTGCTAATCTTATTCTTGCTTCAACTTTTTTCTTATTCTTAGCATTTTGCAATGCTTGTGGAATAGACGTAGGGTTATAAACCCCATTAGTTGTTTCTCTTTTATAGCTTTCACCCTGCATAGGGAATGATATTTTCTTTGCCATGATTATTTCTTTTTAGATTTCTTGTTGCTACCACCATATTGTAAAGCTCTCATGCTAGCAATATTTTTTTTGTCTTGTTCTGTTTTGAACTTAGGTCTAAAAAAAGTGCTTTCTTTAGCCTCTAATTCTTTTACAAGTTGAGCATCAGACTTATTTGGTAAGCTATCATATACATCAGTTACATCGCCACCAGCCATATAACCTTTTAGACCACCTCCTTTAGAGTATGCATCTATTTTCATTTTGTTTGTAATACCTTTCTTGTTTCCCATGACTATTTTTTTACTTTTTTAGGGCCACCGTATTGTTTATAGTCTAATACTGAACCACCATTCATAAAACCTTTTAGTCCACCACCTTTAGCCATTGATTCCATTCCTGCTTTAGAAGGTGTAATGTCTCCATCTCCAGCACCTTTTGTAAATCCACCACCGTAAGTGTAGCTCATTCCTGCTTTTTTCATATTATTTGGCATAATTTCTATTTTTTAATTGTTGTATATTTTTCAAATCCACGTGACCCAAAATAAGCTACATAAATTGTAACTAATAAAGTCTTTAATAAATCAACCCAACTTTCATCTATATCAAATGCTATATTTAAAGAGTCAAGAATAATATATAAAGATGTGATGACAGTTAAATATATTAATGTCATTGGTCTTGTATTTTTACTAAGCCATGAATCAGATTTCATATCAGACTCCCATCTTTTACTAACTTCTTGAAGTTCTATCTGATCTAATTCTAAAAGTTTCAAAGCTTTCTCTTTGTCTTCCGGTGGCATAACAGGATCTTTATCTATAAGATTCTTTACTATACCAAGAACACCAGAGTCTGGTAATAAATCTCCTACTGTATCTACAATAGCAGAACCATTACCTAATAGGAACTTTCCTACTTTAGTATCTTTAAATTTCTTTTTAGGTTTTTTATCACTCATGTTTTTAATTTAAGGGTATACTAATATTTCTAAAGGTGTATAAAGCAATTGACCATCTACATTTGACAATGATGAACCAGCAAACGTTTGTAAAGAAAAGTCTTCATCACTTATACTATTTATATTAAATAGCTGAGGTCCTGACTTTCCTGTCTGTGATACTGTAATTGCAATTTTATTTACGTCAGCTACAGCTGGAGAAAAATCAAATTGATATGTTCCTGGCTGATCTCTACTTACACTTAATGTAAAATCTGTTGTGTTTTCTAATACAGTAATTACCGGATCATTATCGCCAGCTTGACTTAACAATGCTCTAAATACTTTTGGTGAAAAGTATGAAATACTTATTGTATCTCCTTTTGTTTGAACATCTATATCACCAGCACCAATTAAAGTTCTAAACCTTAATTGATCACCTATTTCACTTTCAAAAACCTCTTGACCTCCGCCTATATTAATTGCAGATGTTTGATCACCACCACCTGTTGCATTAATGATCAGTGAACTACCATCATCACTTATATTTATATTAGAACCTGCAACTATAGATTTAAATCTCAGTGATTCACCAACTTTATCTTTATATAAACCAAAGCCACGTCCTATATTTTCTGCAGTATTGGGTTCTCCATCAGTAGTTAATTCTATATAGTTATCATCTAATGATAAAGCCAGTTTTAAGTTAGATGATAAACTTTTAAGTGAGCGTAAATAAGATATGCATTCCCCTGTATCAGGGTCAGTTGTTGTTTTTTGAAATACACCTACTCCAGATTTTGTATTTTCTGGTGTATTTTTTATTTCACATGACGCAGCTTCAACCTTAAAGTCTTTTACTTTAATAAGCTTAACTGCTTTATAAGGAATTGGAGAAGCTACACCAGTCATATCAGGCTGTTCATTCCATTTTCCTAAAACAAGAACATCATCTTTTTCAGCAAGCTTTGAAAACTTACCTTGTCTAATTAAACTTAATATGTCAGTTAAAATATTCATACTTTATTTGCCATCATAGGTCCAACCACCCATTTTATATTTTTGTTTTTTATCTTTACCAGATCTATCTTGAACAATTCTTTCTGCATTACCACCTTTTCTCATTTTTTCTACTACAGAACCTAGCATGATATCTTCTTCAGCAAGTTCACCACCTATTCTCATAAGTAGTTTACTTTTCTGTCTTGTCATTTTTTGCTTTGGTAAGCAAGCTCTTTTTTTAGCCATTTTATTTAAATTTATATGTCTAATGTAAACGTTACAAAAAACAGGTATACTTTCATTGTAGCATAATTAAACTCAGCATCTGGTTGTATAAACTCCCAACCCAATGCAAATCTATTGTGCGGCCAATGAAATGCTATTTCTAATTGCCAATCACCCATTATATTTTACTTTTAGTTTTTTTACAAAGACCTTGACGGCAATGCCCTAAACAAACTTTACCTTTTGTAACCCATTGTATTAATAAACAAATTTGTCTCATCTTCCTTGTCCTTTATATTTTTTTTTATAGTTCTTACTTGTTTTTAAACTAGAACTTTTGCTTTTTGCATGAACCCCAGGTCTTTTTGACTTTGAGGGTTTTTCATATACTGCTGCTTGTACTCTTGCCATTACTATGCTTTTTTACTAGATTTTCTTTTTCTAGTTTTACCAGCAGCAGCTTTAGGTACATGAGCCAATTGATTACCAACCTCTTTAATTGCTTTACCTACATCAGATAATTCTTGTGCAGTAAGCTTATAGCGTTTTACAATTTCTAACAAGGTAGCATGTGCTTTTTCATCTACTGTTGTTCTTGACCAAATAGCTCTCCAATAATCTTGTAAGCTATAAGTCCAAATAACATTTATAATTTTTTTAAACATAATATGTTTTTTAAAAGTACTATATGAATAATATACAAATTTTGTCTCACTTAAACAACTGATTAACACATATAAATATTATCTTTGTCTAGTGTACTAATATCAATATACAAAATTTAACTAAGTTAAATTACATATAATATGAGATAAAAAGCAATAGTTCTCTTTTATATCTCATATACATTTAGTAAATTAAATATATCTAGTAGCCGCATTTTCTCTTGTAGATCATGGGGCTTTTTAATCCTTAATAATAACCTTATGAACAAAGACATCTTTAAACCCAGAGTAAACATACTGCCTTATGAGTATCCACAACTATTAGCATACAAAGACGCAATTAGGCATTCCTACTGGATAGATACAGAATTCAACTTTACAGAAGACATACAAGACTTTAAAGTCACTATATCAAAAGAAGAAAAAGATGTCATAAAAAAGACAATGCTTGCAATTGCTCAGATAGAAGTAAATGTAAAAACTTTTTGGGGAGATCTTTATAAACGCATGCCTATCACAGAAGTAGGTGATGTAGGCTTTACTTTTGCTGAGTCAGAAGTAAGGCACAAAGATGCTTATGCCAGGCTGCTTAGAATACTAGGATTAGAAAAAGAATTTCAATCAGTAGTTGAGGTACCTGCAATAGAAGGTAGACTTAAGTACTTAAAGAAGTACTTGGATGGTACACGTTCTAGAGACAATAAAATGTATACTAAGTCTGTGCTGTTGTTCTCTTTATTTATAGAGCACGTAAGTCTATTTAGTCAGTTCTTGATTATGATGAGCTTTAACAAAGAAAAAAATGTACTTAAGGGTATATCTAATGTTGTTGAGGCTACTAGTAAAGAAGAAGAAATACATGGTAACTTTGGTGCTGAGATTATTAATATTATCAAAAAAGAAAACCCTGAATGGTTTGACCAAGAGTTTGAAGACCTAATTGACTCAGCATGTAGAAAAGCATATAGAGCAGAGTGTGGAATACTTGATTGGATATTTGAGAAAGGGGAGCTTAGCTTCTTACCACAAAATACAATACAACATTTTATAAAAAACAGATTCAATAACTCTCTAGAAAAGATAGGCATGAAACCAATCTTTGAGGTAGATCAAGAAATATTAAAAGCAGTAGAATGGTTTGATATAGAGATCACCGGTACTAAAGAAGGAGACTTCTTTTACAAAAAGAGTGTTGACTATAACAAGAAAAGCAAAAGCATCACAGAAGATGATTTATTTTAAAAATAAAACCAATGGAATATAATAAGTACTACTGGCTGAATGAAGACAGCCGCACATTTTTATCAAGAGGGTATATATCAGAAAGCCCTGAACAAAGAATCAAAGACATTGCTATTAAAGCAGAAAAGTATTTGAATATAAAAGGCTTTGCAGAAAAGTTTGAGGATTATATGGCAAGAGGATTTTACTCTTTGTCTACTCCTGTATGGATTAATTTTGGTAAACAAAAAGGTTTACCTATAAGTTGCTATGGATCTAATGTTGATGATAACTTAGATAGTATTTTAAATGCTGGTCGTGAGATTGGAATGATGAGTAAATATGGCGGAGGTACAAGTGCTTTTATTGGCAACATTAGAGCAAGAGGAACTGAAATATCTACAGGTGGTTTTGCTGATGGTCCAGTGCACTACGCTAAGATATATGATACTGTAGTAGATGTATGTAAGCAGTCTGAAGCTAGACGTGGTGCTTGTGCAGTATACCTGCCGGTTGAGCATGCTGACATCTTAGAGTTCTTAGATATTGGTACAGAGGGTAACCCCATACAAAATTTGCAGTATGGTGTTACAGTTACTGATCAATGGATGACTGAAATGAAAGAAGGAGATAAAGACAAACGTAAAGTATGGGCTAAGATCATTCAGAATAGAAGTGAGTTTGGATTTCCTTATGTTATGTTTAAAGATAATTCTAATAACAATTCTCCGTATAAAGAACTTGGGATGGATATTACAGCATCTAATTTGTGCTCAGAAATCCAGCTTCCTACAGATAGTTATAACTCTTTTGTATGTTGCCTTGGTTCTATCAACCTGTTACATTGGGATCAGATAAAAGAAACTGACGCAATTGAAACATATGTATATTTCTTAAACGCAGTAATGGATGAGTTCATTATTAAGTCTGAGACTATGCCGGGTATGAAGAGAGCATTTAACTTTGCTGAAAAGCATAGAGCTATTGGTCTTGGTGTATTAGGTTATCATTCTTTGTTTCAATCTAAGCTTCTTGAGTTTGACTCACTGCAGGCTAAAGGATTAAACAGTGAGATTTTTAGAACCCTTAAAGATAGAAGTGAGATTGCTTCAAGAGAGTTACATAATGATTATGGATACACATCTCTTAGAGAAGGGTATGCTAATACAACACTTATGGCAATTGCTCCTACTAAGTCTAGCTCATTTATACACGGTGCTGTGTCTATGGGTATAGAGCCTATTAAGTCTAACTACTTTATTAAGGATCTTGCTAAGTCTAAGACTATCTATAAGAACCCATTCTTAGAAGAGGAACTTGAGAAGTATGGTCTAAATACAGACAAAACCTGGAAATCCATTCTAAAGAAAGATGGAAGTGTACAACACTTAGACTTTCCTACCAAAGAAGTATTTAAATCATTTGTTGAGATATCTCCAAAAGAGATTGTATTGCAGGCGGCACAGAGACAAAAGTATATTGATCAATCACAGTCATTAAACTTAATGATAGATCCATCTGTCTCAGCTAAAGATATAAACAAACTATATATGTACGCTTGGGAAGAAGGTGTAAAAACTTTATACTATCAATTTAGCAAAAGTTCAGCTCAGGATTTTGCACGTAACATTTTAGAATGCTCAAGTTGTGAAGGTTAAAAGAAGAATACTCAAATTACTAGCTTATAAAAATAAGCTTACATCATATCAAAAGGTTGCATCCCGTATAGGTTATATGGGTGCAGGCTTTTTGATAGCAGGTCAATGGACACTACATCCGGGATTATTTATACTAGGTTTTATATGTGTAGTTATACAGACATCATCACGTAAACAATGGAATCTTGTTGCTCTGAATATAAACGGGTTAATTGCTTGGACAGTTCATCTTATTAGAACAGTGCTAGGATAAGAGTTAAGTTTATTTTCTTAATCCTTTATGGTTATCAATTCTATCTAGAATTTTATTGAGTTCTTCTGTTTTTATTAAACCTGCCATTGAAGCATTCTTTAAAGCACTTATAAGTTGTAAGATCATAAAAGGAACTACAACTACTTCTGATAGCCAACCTGTTCCTGCAAAGCCTCTTTCTACCATAAGAACAACCGTGAGTATAGCTATCCATACTGCCGTGTTTCTGGTTATTCTTAATGCTTTATATGTTTTAAAACCTTCTCTTTTACAGCCTGCCCAAACTCCAAAAATGCCATCCAACCATAATACTGAACAAACAGCTAAGTATTGTTCCATGTTTTCCATTGATAAATCAAAAAAGTACGTACATAAATACGTACAAAATGCTGTTATGCTCACTATGAATAATTTAGTTGTCATTTATAAATCTCATTTACTTTATCTATCCAGGTTTATACTATAATATAACTAAATAATATGTCATATGATAGATTTAAACCTGTTAATTTGTCTTACTTAATATAGAAATCAGAGTTTTTAAGGTATGAATCCCATTTCTGAATAGAATATAGTAGTGGGAATACATCTTTAATGTTTTTATATACCTTTAATTCTCCTTTTCTTTTACCTCTTTGATATACATAATTAGAATTAGCATAAAATGCTTCTTCATTTCCGGTTGCTTTAGCCATTGTATATTTGAAACCTCCAACAAAAATCATTTCAAAAGCTTCAGACATTTCACTTACTGATCTTGATGCAGCAATAGGTGAGTTAAACATTTGCTCTACCTGTTCAAACCCTGCAAAAGAAGGCATGAATAAAACAAGTTCCTTATATACTCTATCTGCTTGATATCTTGTTAAATTTTTAAATCTCTTTTCAGTATCACTATCATCATCATCACCAGATAATAAATCATCAAATAGCAAAGAAATAAACATAACACTAAACATGATACCTAAATCACCCATACTTCTATAGAAACCAAATAGTCTATTCTTAGCTCTTTGATCTATGTTACCCCCTCCACCATAATCTCTTGCTTCTCCAAACTTTTCACTAGTATATGCTCTGACTTGTTGGTTTAGGTATTCTTTACCCATTGTTCTAAAGTTCATATTACCTTGAGCCAACTCTTTTCTTGCAAAATTTAAGAATGATAAAGCAGATCTATA